GGACCCGCCGTATCCGGCATGTACTTTTCTTGAAGAGCCCCAAGCGGTCCTAAAACTCCTTGACGGAATCCTTCTATCCCGGCCTTCCAGGTATTGGTTAAATCCTCATCTTGAGCTGGCGCTGCTGGGCTTAGAGAGTTCCAATCAGGCGCCTCTTCGGACGACTGTTGCGCGGGCGGACTCTGAGGAGATTGCGCTGCAGGCGGCGCCGCTGATAGCTCATCCCAATTTGGAGCGTCCATTATTTCACCCGAACAGGTTTACCGTTTGGCCCCATTTTCCAAGCATTTCCTTGGGCATCATATCGAACCTCTCCAGAGGCCTTGTTTTGAGGAGTTAACTTCAACCCATCAAGCGTTGGCGTGGAATAACCCGCATTTAAAATCTCGTTGAGCTTTTGTCTTTTAATGTTGGTGGTTTCAGCGCTGTCACCCATGGCCGGCTTAATCCCGTTCATCATTTCCACCGTGATCGGAGTCACCCGGCCCTCGTTAGATTTTGTAAGCTTATCCAACATTGGATCCCATTCAGCAGAGATCTGCTTACCAGATTGAATTGGATTCAGCGCCCTGTGCCCGGCAGTAACCAGATTCGAAACTTTATCAAATGAATCAAGAGCGCCCTGATTGGCTTGCTGTTTATTTTGCACAAGCTTCAGTTCTTCATTTGCTTTGTTATATTGTTCTTTATCAATAAAACCCAGAGCTTGCATTTTTCTAAGCTGACTAGCGGTATCTGCACCTTGTGGTGCTTGACCGGCAGCCGCACCGCTTACATCGACGCCCATTTGTTGAAGAAGAGCACTTCTGGCCGCAGCCTGATCAGCAATTCTAAAGTTTTCATTATTAACGGCTTGTGAAACCATTGCTAGTGTTTGTTCGGCTTGCGCTCTTTGAGGAGATCCAACAGGATATTTTTGAACCTGATCGGTTAAGTGTTGAACGGTAGCCCGATTGGCCTGCATATTTGCAAGAGCATAGGCACGCGAGCTAGCCTCGATCTGCGTGTTCTTAGCTTGAGCGCCCAGTAGTCCTATTTGGGCTTGATTCATCTGGTGCTGCTGATTCAGGCGCACAAAGTTTTGAGCATTCACCTTGCTTTGTTTTTGAGCCTCGAGATCATTTTGGATCTCGTTATTCATCATGCCCAAAAGCATGTTTGGTTGATGTGATAGCCCAGCACCCGCACCACTGACCATAAGTCCAAACATCATTCCAATTTTACTCAGAGTTCCGCGATCAGTGCCGTCTGCATTTTTAGAAAATAAGTCTTGATATGTTTTTGGAGTAATGTGCCCATTAGCCAAGTCATGCGCCCATGCCGCATCTTCTTGATTTAGTTCGGTCCTGGTATCTGGAGGAAGGCCCTGCGATTGATCTGGAGCTTGTTGCGCCTGTTTTTGGTTCTGTTGTGGCGCAGGAACATCCTCATCAGGTTGATCGGCTTGGCCCGCATCAGGCGCAGCAGGAGACTGAGGAGCCGGTGCAGATTGATCTGGCGGAGGGTTCTGTGGATTAAGCCCGGTCGTTGCTTGTGGGCCAGGAGCGGACACACCAGGAGTATACGGTGCAGGAACAGGAACGCCCTGCGCCTGTGGCTGTGGTTGACCACCGATATTAATGGTTACTGGCGCTTGGGGTTTTGATCCAGCATCTGAATCATCAGGCGAAGCATTAGGTTGAGGTTGTGGTTCTGGTGGGCCGCCATTAGCCATCTTTTGAGGCTTTTGGCCACGCATAGGAAGCGATTGAAGCTCAGAAAGCATTTTAGGAGATAATCCAGCGTGAGCTATTTTCAGTTCATGCCCGTTGTCGTGCTTGAATAGAGTAGTCTTATCATCAGAAGAAATCTTTTTAAGTCTTCTTAGATCTAGGCCCTTCATTTTCTGACCTTTCGTTTAGCAACTACATCGGAAACAAATTTGGCCGCAGCACTTACTGGATCTGGAGACATGGTGACAGATCTTGGAAGCACGATTTCATGCTCCGAAAGAATGGCAGGAATTTTATCATTCGCGTAATCATTGCCCCTTTTGACTGCCTTTTCATCACCAGATCCGGCATTGACTTTCCCGCCCACTCTGAAGTCCTTAATCATCCCGCCAGCGGCTTGCGGCTCACCAAAGGTTGACGTAATGCCCATTGCATCAGGAGATGTTGCTTGGCCGCCAACAGGATTGTAAACCGGAGCATTAGCAGAAACGTCAGTAGAGTCAGAACCCTGATCTTGTTGATTGGGAGAAGACTTAAGTTTCTTACCTAATGCGGTTCCAAAATTAGTAGCGCCAGCTTGAAGCGCTTGAGCTCCAGCGGTCGGCTGTTTAGGCATAAAGCCCTGCGCCGGCTGTGCTTGGCTTCCTCCGCCCATACCCTTCAGAAATTGACCGAACTTACTTTTTCCGTCACTCGATTGCGGAGCACTGGCCGGAGCAGTAGCGCCCATATTGATCTGTTGATAGCTGTTATCGTTCGGATCAAAGGTGGGCTGTGCTGTGGTTTGGCTTTCTTGAGTTGGGTAATCGTTCCCGCCGCCCACGGTTTGGCCCACTTGTGACCAACCTCCGTCTTTCATTTTCTTTACTTCGCCACCACCGGCTAGAGCGGCACCAGCGGCATTCATTGCACCACCAAGAAGGCCCTGCTGCCCCTGCATTTGTGTGCCAGCGAGCGATGCGTTTGCATTGTTGATATTCGATTGTTGAGCAACTTGAGCAGAATTGTAACCTTGCGTTGCTCCAAATAATGCCTGCTGCTCTGCAAGTTGCGCTTGAGCGTTGGCATTGGTTTGACCAATTTGTTGTCCGGCCTGAGTAGTTGCAAGATTGCCCGCGGCGCCAATCGCTGCGATTTGGTTTTGAGCCTGTTGTGCGGCCTCTTGTCCAACGGCCTGTTGCTGAGTTGCTGCGCCTTGCTGCGCTGCCTGGCGAGCCATAAGGCCCACGTTAGATGCGGCCCCACGTTGTCCAGCCATGAGTGCGGATTGATTGGCTACATTCGCGGCTGTATTTTGATTAAATTGCGCTTGGGCTGGATTTACCGCACCACTTGCTACGCCCTGAAGCTGTCCATAGACTTGGGATTGATTTTGAATGCCCTGCTGCGCCTGTAGCGCCGCCAGAAGGTTTTGCTGGCCAGTTAGCCCGCCCTGAACTCCGGTATAGGCAGACGAAAGCTGCTGAGCATTGGTAGGAACGATAAGAGGAGTTGCCGAAGGTCCGGCAAAGTTAGTTCCTGCTGCCCCACCACCTAAGCCAACAAGCCCACCAACAGCACCCATTAGATCTCCTTCTCAAAAACGATAAAATCATTGCCCGAAGACACAAGTCTCATCCCGTAAGCAAGAAGAACCTTCACGCTACTGGTGCTTCCCTTGGCGCTTGGGGCAACAGTGCCCAACATTTTGATACAGCCTTCTTTTTTTGCGATTTTGGCGATTTCATCGGCCATTTGAGACGCGGTCCCGGCTTTTCTGAAGTCAGACTCTACAAAAAGATCGATAATATAGACCGCACGCTGATCCCCTATAATGCGATAGGTAGCAAAACCATGGCCCGTCTCTAAAATCCGGTCATTTGTGCGTTCGGTCAAATATTTTGCATATAAAGACATGCGGATGCCCCATTTTTTGAGCCGCTATTAACAGACACTCATATAAGTCTGGTTTGGTGCTAAGAAACTGAACCCGCAGACGTTGCAGAAGGTTGAGGCCTCCAGCCCTTCTTAACTCCAACGATAAGGTTCAATCCAGAAAGGGTTAAACCAGCGCCAGCGGGTGCGCCAAACGATGAATCATAAATCTCTTGAAGTGTGATTTGAAAAGAGGTGCATCGTTGCTTACTTAAAAAGACGCGCCATTGCTCGATATTCGATGGAGCGCCAGAATCATCAGAGCCCCCGCCATAAGGACTGATTTGACCATAAACCGGCATGGATGGAGATCCATAAGCCGGACTATAATTTGTTGGAGTAATGATAGTGTTTTGAATCGGACTTGAAACATAGTCATATGCGATCGAAAGATTAAGCTTGTGTGGACTAAAATAAGTGCCCAAAAGATAAAAGAAGTATGCCCGCTGATAGCCCTGCAAACCTGCAAGCTGAATCCAAGAGGTTGTAAGGGTCATGAGCACTGGACTCGAGCCGTCTAGATATTCGCCTGGTGTTTCTTGATAAACCGCGCCCGCCGAATTCAAGAAGGTATGAAGATCTTGAAAAATACAGCTCGAAATGGCGGGGACATTAACAAATGTACCCCATTGACCATAATAATAGTCATACATGAGCGTTTGGCCTGTATTTAGCGTAAATCTTACTTGATTGGTGGCAGGAATGTTAACCGCGCTTTGAACCTCGCTTGAGTTAAACGCCTCGACAGGCGCGCCAATATAATTGGTTGAAAGATCGCGGCCCAGAAGCCAAATGCCCTTATCTGACTGGAACATGAGACCCTGGGGCATGAACACAATGCTTTGTTGATTTGTGCATCCCACGGTTGAGTTGATAAATACCGGCTGACTATATTGACTATTTGCGCCCGTGTTGTCTGGGCCAGTTCCATTGATGTAATAAATGGCGTTTTCTTTAAAAATGATGAGCTTATCATCCATTGGTGCAAGTGCAGTGATAGGTCCAGTGGATCCTTGTGCGGCAGTAGTGGGGGCTACATAAATAGTCAGAAGATCTGACATTTCAACGGGCGTTGCTTCAATGACCTGCTTTGAAAACCAGAGTAGATTTTGATCCTCAGCATCAACAAGCCAAAGCCTGTTGTCAAATAGGGCCACAATGTTACTTCCCGGCCCATTTACATCTTCAAGAACACCGCCAGTCGTATAGATAATGTTATTTCCTATGATCGACGAATCCGCGAGTGTATCCACATAGGTCAAATAATCACTCGTTGTAGAATTCAGCTGAGCCGCAGTAATGGATGTGACTTGATAATAGGTTTGATGCGCCACACTCCAACGGTAAAGAACCAACTTCAGAGGATTTGGCACTTTATATGTTAATCTAAGATATGGAACGTGAAGGGTTATGCTTCCCGTTGATCCAGATCCTGTTGTGGTAACGGCAACGGGTATAGATGGAGCTGAGCGGTACACGTTTCCCTGATTGTCAGACCACTCATAAGTCCACTGGTAGTAATAAGCGTCTGTATTTGTGGACCCATCTGGCTGGGCAGCCATTGAGCCCCCCGTGGCACTCCACGTTGCCTCAATGCTATCGGGCCAAAGAAAAAAGTTATTCTCGACGGGCAAATATCCATCATAGTTCCATAAAAAGCCGCCCGAGAGTTGAAGATTTGATCCAATCTCTGCGGCATCCGGGTTTAGAGCTCCGAGGACAAATGAAACAAGATTAATTCCAGTCTGACTATAAATGCCGCCGGTGGTAGTTTGTTGGGTATTACTGTTGGTTGAAAGGGCCTCGATTAGATCTTTATAGAGATAAGCGATCCGCGCTTCATTTCCAATTACCGTAACACAGGGCAATCCAAGCAAAAGATATCCGCCACCATTCTCATAGGCAAGCTTTGCTACAACAATCGGCACCGCCTGAACGCTTAGGCTTCCATTGATGAGAAAATATGTAGATTGATAAGGACTCTGATAAGCGGACAAAAAATAGATGGTCCCATCAACGATAAATGCCTTAGAGGCGAGCCCCACCGACCTGACTACAACATAGGGCGATCCGACCACCCCAGCCTTAGATACTTTTATTCCAGAGATGTAATTTGTAAGAATGCCGCTGTCATATCCATAAGCATTAGACACCTCATAAAACACTGTACATATGCCATTCAGGGCGCCAGATGCGAGATTAAGAATTGTGCCCGAAGAGATGATCTCTTTTGGAGTAAAGACCGTTGTCAAATTAACGCCAATCGCAACCGTGTAGCCGGTCGAGGATCCATTCGAATAAAAGCTTATGTAAATAATGGGGTTTGTTGGATTGGTTGTGTCAACGGCGAGCGCCATCATTGTGGCTGCATAACCAGAAAATGTAACCGGCGCCGAAAGAGTCAGGTTATCTGTAAGATAAACCGCTTTAATGGATTGTCCGCCCGATGTCGTATTGTATGCGATATAAAGATTGTTGTTAGTAACAACCGCATCCCACGCAACTGTGCTTGCGGGAGCATAATTAGCCGCGATATCCGTATTTGGCTTAACGACAGAAGGATTTAAAGTTGAAACAGCAATATACTGAAGATGGTAAACGCCCGATATTTCGTTTGTGAAAGCAATAATGAAATAAACACCCAAGACAAAAACTCGAGGACTTCCTGTAATCGCCCCCAGGCCCGCAGGAATAAGAGTAGGAATAACAATGTTTTGTCCGGTGACAGAATTGGCAACCGCATATTTATAGTCTGTGGTTCCATTGTTAGTTTCTGTATAGACCGTACAAACGAGACCATTAGACGCAACGGCCGCATCACATTGAATCTGATTAATGCTATTTCTAATCAAAGAAAGCGCGGAGAGTTCAACCGGAGAAACATTCCCCCTCGAGACCCATGACTCATTTGAATCGTTGTATGCAACGATTGATTCACCAACGGCCGTCAAGTTTCCATTGAAAGTAGTCAAACAAGTAGAAGAAGTGTCTGGAAGTGCCGTGAGCTGACCGTAGCCATTTCTTTTTTGGAGAAGGCCACCCTTGGTGAAAATAGAATTTTCCAGCACAAGAAATCTGCCGAAGGCAACCTGTTTGGGGTCAGTCTTCGTATCAAGACCATTAGCAAAATTAAGAGGAAGAGCCTGTTTAGTAATCATTACGCACAATAATATTCCGTAACGACAATGATTCCAGATCCTCCAGCGCCCCCAGGATATGGACCACCACCGGCAGTTCCACCTGGACCAACAGAATACGCCGCGCCGCCAGAAATAATCCCAGACAACAATGAGCCGCTAATGATGGCCTTAATATAACCACCCGCTCCACCAGAGCCACCAGGCCCACCCACCGTGTTGGCCCCCGGCCCGCTAGCGCCCCCCGATCCTGTGTTTGGCGTGGCCGGAGCAGTAGAGCTGACCTGAGACGCAGAACCACCGCCGCCGCCGCCAAAGGGGGTGCCGGGTCCGCCAATACCAGAAAAATTAATTATTGGGGGGCCCGCGGTTCCAGACGCGCCAGTCAGCGCAATACCAATCGGGCCCGAACCAAGAGATGCAGATCCGCCCGCACCACCGCCCGGAAACGTTGAAGTTCCTCCGCCCCCAGATCCGCCGCTAGCGGTCATCACGCTGAATGTAGTTCCAGAACCAGCGCCACCACTGGTTCCAGAAGATGTTCCACCACCACCGCCGCCGCCATCTCCGACCATCTCCACTTCAATCCAAATGATAGATGAGCTTGTCGGCGTATATATTCCAGACCCAGATAGAAATATTTGTTTTGTCGGAGCAGTTTGAAGGCTCGGGCTTAATTGAGCATAAGTAATTTGCGCAGCAGACATGACACCGGAGGCATTGACAGACACTGGAAGATTAGAGGCAGGCAATAGCGGTAATGTGATCCCATAGCTTGATGCCAAAGAATTTGGAGCAGAAACAGTGACAAAATTACTTGCAGCAACATTGTTTCCAATCAAAACAGAACCAGCCTGAATATTGGCCGGAGTATTAGCGGCAGAATCTACAACAAGAACCCCGGCAACAAATGATGCTGTCGCGGTTCCGCTCGAGATTCCTGAGCTTGTCGCGTTGACGGCTCCGCCAGAAGTAATCTTAACTTGATTGCCGTTTCCATCATTGTAATAAAGATCAACGCCAGAAACGTAGAGACAGTCTAAATCCGTTGGAAGCGACAATGGTGCGGATTGCGGTGTAAATCTAGCACTTCTTAAAGAGATCGCGTTGTAAGTTTGAAATGCCAAATCAGCATTGATGTTGATACCGTCCGGAGTAATCTGAACACCAGAGCCAGGCCCATGATTATGACCGTCTAAGATTGACAAGCTTGCATTAAGATTATTTGCCCAATCTGGACTTGGATCAACTCCAACGGCGGGAACGCTTAGGCCCATATTTGGAGAAATCGTATAATCAGCCATCAGAATACCTCTAAACTCACCACGCAGGGCGCAGAACTGTTCAACAAAAGAGTAAGGGAAGGAGTCGTGTTTTGGCTCTGCTCATCGTAAATTGTGGAAGCAGCATCGATTCTAATAATCCGCCAACCGATCAGAGCGCGTCCCAATCCAGTATTGACTACATTGAGTCCAGCAACCAACCGTACGCCTGATAGAATGTTCGATTGAAGCGACTTGTTTGCGAGAAACGGATTGATGATAGAAGCCCACTTCGTTTGCATCTGAGATAGGCTAAGCCCCCAGGGAAGCTGCATTACCATCCTCCGTTCGCCGAGCCACCAGCGAAACCAGTGCCCCCATAAACGGGATCTTGGCGTGTCTCAGAGACGGTGTCTGCGATACCAGCATCACGATTGCTTGCGGCTTGCTCGATCCTGGTTTTAAGAAACAAAAGCTCTTGATCAAGCTTGTCTGTATTGGCGCCTTCTTGCTCTTTGTCGATTGCGTATTTGGCAGCTCTGACTATCGGATAGCGCAACCATCCAGAAGTACCGAGCGTGGTCAAATCAGTGTCTTTCAACAACCCTGGAAGCTTAGGAGAATACCAGAGAATGAGTGTCTGTGATCCCGCAGGCGTGGGAATGATATTGATATTATTCCCCATAAGACGATAACGCATGTTGTATACGCCATAAATTGTGCTGGTGCTGTTGGGATAAACGTATTGATTGCGCTTGATGAAATCGAATCTGAGCAGACTTACGCGAGAAGGAGTAACGGTGCTAGTATTGACGTTAAGATCAACACCGGCAAGCTTATAAAAGGCCTGTGCGGGAGCGCCAGAAGCGCCGTTATAGTTGCCGCCCAAATAATTTGTAACCCCATCAGGCAAAGGATAATTTGCCGTGGTTCCATTGGTTTGAATTGCCACATAATTCTGAGCAAAGTAATCTTCATACGTAGTCATGAGCAAATCATAAAGCTCATACATTGCCAAACGAATGAAGGCGTTCCATTCGCTGTTTGTAACGAAACCGGAATTCACACGGTCTGCAGTTTGTTGTGAGCGAAGCCTTAATTCAAAAAGACTCATTTCGCTGGGCGGAGCCGCCACCATCTGAGTAACTGAGCTATAGGGCCCAGTTCCAGACGAATTTACGCCCGCCACCTGGTAGTAGTACATAATACCAACACCAGGTAGCGAGTCGACATATTGAGTGGTTACGCCAGTGGTTGCGTAGTTGGAGAAATTAACCCCATCCGTGGATCGCTGTATTTGATAAGAAGTGGCGCCCAGGCTTCCTTGCCAGGTAAGCAAAATATTGCCGTCAGCTTGCTCAGCAACGAGATTCTGAGGCTGATAAGGAAGTACGATAGCCATCGCGGCCCCTTATTTTTTAAATTCCGTCAATCGTTACGGAGCTTCCATCAAATCTAAAGCACATTCCAACCACAGTTCCATCCGCCGGAGCCGCAGCAACCAGGGTCGTCGTGCTTGAATTCGTTGGAGCTAAAAACTGGATCATGACCATCGCGCCAGCGTTTGCAGCAATGCTTGAATTGCTGATAGTCTGATTAGGATCTCCGACAACAGAAAGCTTCAGAACAGAAAGAACACCAGGAGCGCCCACCGTTCCAGAACCACCGATAGAGCCGGTAGCCGTTGCGATAAACGCTTGGCCAACCGTTGGAGTGAACCCAGGCAGAAGTCCTGCAGCTTGCCATTGAGCAAGAGTTGTACTTCCAAGGCTGGTAATCACATAGGGATTATGCTGGGTCGTGCTTGTCAGGTTCGTGCTAGCCAAGGGAGCCGCTTCGCCATCAAAACCACCGAGATAATAATTGAAATTGTTTTTAAATTTAACCACAGCGTATCCAACAGCAGGATTAGGATTTACAACACTCCCCACACTTCCTGGGGTTGCGCTCGTGTGCATGAATACATATTCAACGAATCCGTTGCTCTTCAAAGAACGAATTCCAAGGCCATTGCCGTTGGCCGAATCAACAGTGAAGTTCAGATTGCAATCAATGGGCTTACAAACGTTGCTGTAATAAGATTTGCCGTTTAGACCATATCCGCGAGCGACTGACATAGGGTTGTTTCCTTATTTAACTAGGTATTTCTCTGTGAGCAGCCCTAGACCACTTACCCACCAGTGCGCTAACGAAGGGTTAGCCTCATATGTGTACGGGATGGTGCTAATAAAAAAGGGGTAGAGCCGATCAGTAGCCCCACCCCCATCAATTCAGTACGTTTTAAGCACTGAGCTGAACATTCATGTTGTAGCCAGGAGCGTTGTTGATCACATTGCCGTAATAAGCAATGCGGATCTCCAGAGCGTCAGCATTACCAACACGCAGACCTTCAAGTCCTTCCATGCCGTAGGTCAAGATATGAGGAGCCTTGCCGAGAGTGCGAAGCTTCCAGGTATCGACCGTAAGCACGTTAGCGGATTGAGCCGGTTGCGAGCGGTCAGCCAACACCGGAACCTTGCCGTAAGCGCTGTGGAAATGAATTGCTTCAAATGCCACCGGCACTTCATCGTGCTCGAGTTGAACGTACTGGACTTTAGCGCCCAATTCATTGATCAGCGTCGAGTAACTGACGAAGTCGATGATGATCAGGTCCGGAGCAGCGCCTTCTCGGTTAGCCAACGCAAGAGCCGAGGTCAATCCTTCAGAGATCGATTGAGCCGATGCATTGTAACGAAGGCCGCCAAGACGAGTCATGTCTGCAGAGCGGTTAACGCCCCAGAAATTGTCATTAGCCGGAGGATCAACAACCGGAACCCATGCAGCTACGCCAGACAAGCCCAAGAGGCCTGCAATGGTCGAAGCTCCACCGATACCGATATCGCCCAAGATCTGGAGATAATCGCCAGCACCCCAAGAGGTTTGCGGAGCACCTTGAACAACCGTTCCAGAGATCACGCCAGTACCACGGTTAACCGCAGTAATCTGGATCGCATCAATGGTACCGGGGGTATTCTGAAGCGCAGCGCCACCATCGGTAGCCGAAGCTTGCAGAACCATTCCAACTTCGAACTGAACCACAGCTTGGCTGTTAGCCAAGGTGAAGGTCAGAGTCGGAGCAGAATAGGAAACGCCAGCAGAGCTAATGACACCGCGAGAAGCGGTACCGCCCGAAAACAATTCAAACGCCATATTGTTCGAAATGTTACGGAAACCATTATCAAGCGTGCGGCTTGCTTCATCAACGAACGCGCCAGCATTGGTTTTGGTTTGCTCCATCAACAGATTGGTGATGGTAACGAGTTGGTAATCCTGAATCGCATAAACGAAGTACGAGACAACGCTTGTTGCGGTTTGCTGATTTTGTGCGTTCGCAAATACGTGCGCACGGCCAGCAGGATTGGAATACTCGAGAGGAACCAGAGCAGCTTACGCTGCTTTTGTTATCGCCGTGGCTTTTTATCCTCGGCTTCTAGCGCTTGTTAAATACTCTCTTATGGAATTGCCCCAGTTTTCGAATATGCCCACTCGCATATTGCAGGTGTGGCATAAAAGTCCTCGGACATCTTTTGTCTTGTGACAGTGGTCGACTACAAAGTTTTGCAGTTTTCCATTTTTAAGCTTGTTAGTACTGGACCTACAGATTGCGCACTTAAAGTCCTGTTTTTGTAACAGTTTATTAAAGTGCTCAACAGAAATCCCGTAATAACACTTTAGTTTCGCACTTCTAATTGCCTCGGGCCTTGTTTTTCTTAAAACTGCCATATAACAAGCCGGACACGTCGAATTGCGATACCAATTTCTGTCTTCGACCTTTGTTTTTCCACAAGCAGAGCACGTTTTCGCGCTAGCTCGGCGTACATTTTCACTCATAAAACTCCGAGTGTCAGGCACTCTTGGTGGCTTATATTCTAACACTCTGTGTTAGGTTCGTCCACTACGCTCTACGGGGTTTCGGTTGTTAAGCCTAACTTCCCTCGGTATTAGCATTTCAGCCTTCACCGATTTTGCCTGATTTAACATCCCCATCAATCTAGGGATGTATTTTCCAGCGAATCCGTCTGGGCTCTCGTTTTTCGGGATCATTGCCAGCCAAGGATTCTTAGCGTCATTTCTGGAAAATAATCATTGCCCACGCTATTTAGACAATGTTCTTCATGTAGTCTTTATCGTCCGTGTAAAGCTCCTTCAACGCAGCAATCTGGTTGGAGGAATTTGCATAGACTGGTGAAACAGCCATTTTTGCTTCCTTTTGTTAAGAGGAAGCGGCCTTTAAGCTACTTCCTCAGTGTACCGCGCATGGCAGCAATGGCCCTAGATCTCCGATCTAAAGGAATGCTTGCGCCGTCGCGGTTAGTTAGTGTTCTCATTTGTTTGCCTTCTGACGTCGGCTGGACTGGAACAGGATCTGGAGCAATCTTGCTCCTCACCTTTTTTAGATTAGCAACCTTAAGCGTCTCAGTGATCAGATCCGTCTCAACTAGATTTAAAGCCGCTCTTACATCCAGGACTTCTCCTGTTTTCTTGTAAGTTCGGTAAATCAGGTCAATCACGTGTGGAAGCGATCCAGTTTCACGAACCATCTCGTAATCGTCGCCCGACTGAATCAAGCCTTGAGCTTCCTTTTTCATTTGAGAAAGGACCTGCTGCTCGGCCTGAACGTCTCTATCGGTAAGAGTTTTAGTCACGTCTTCCTTGACGCGCCGGAGTTCTTCTTTAAGAGATTGAATTTCGGGTGTGATTCCGCTTTGATTCGCCAGAATTGCTTCCGTGAGCTGATCATAGGTTAAGCCTAGATCGAAAATCTTCAGAGGATTAGCAATCAAGTCGGCCTTAGAGAGGAATTCGCCTTCCGGCGCTTGTCCGATCTTAGCTTCCCTTGCTGCCAATTCCCTCTCTTTAACTTGGAGGGCCCGCCGTTGCTTAGCAACCGCAGCGCGTTCTGGAGTAATGTACTGGGTTGACTCCGCAGCCACCTTACTCTGTTCAACTGTGTCAGAAACGGTGCTTTCTGGTGCCGGTGCCTCAGCGGGTATTTCTGGTGCTATTTGAACGTCATCTCGATTGGTGGAATAGTTCGTCTTCATCATGATCCGACGAATGCCTTTGGCTCTTTCAACCGGATCTTGTTTTGCTTCTTCTTTTGGCGCCTCTTCGCCTGCGGCGATGGCTTTGGCGGCTGCGAGCTTCTCCGCGCTTGCGGTCACTCCTACGTTTGTACTGTTTAGGGCTGTTCCTGGCGTTCCTGCTGCACCCGCAGACATTGCGCTGATCTTCATTTGGCTTCCTTTCTCGGTAACTTCCGAGATTCTGTTAAGCGGCTGGCTGACCTACCGCATTAGGCACTAACGGCGACTGCGGAAGAGGTTGGGCTGTTGCTTGCGGAACTGGAGCAGGAGCGGGCGGGGCAGGCGGAATAGCGGCCTGCATAAGCGCTTGGACTTGCTTGAAGTAATCGCGGAGCATATCGGCTTTCTTCTCTTCAAGCTTACAAGCTAAGTACAAGTTCAGGTATTTTACAACCAATTGTTGAGCCAAGTTGAGATCTAAGAACATGTCGGGCTCTATGTACTTGCCGTCTTCTACGATGCTATCGAGCTGTTGATAGATCCGCTCTTCGGACGCGTTGTCCAGACGTTCATTCTGTTCTAGATCGGGAAAGCGCATGAGGCGTGCGCCTTCTTTGATGGTCAGAATTCCCGCCTGGACAAGCTCTGTGACCGTTTGAATCCGGCCAGCGGGTGTGCGCGGTAGCGCGCTCTCTGTGAAGCATTGAATGACAAACGGATCTTTCAGGAACTTCATGGCCGGAAGGTCAATCTCTTTAGTCCCATCCTTATTCGGATAGACCGTTTGATACTTGCCTTCGCGCTCCGCGATATCTTTTGCCGTCTCCGCTACAAGATAAGCGCCGTCGACAAAGACGTTGTCATACTTCTTATTAATTGCAGCGAATCGATCGGTTGCAATGTCGTCATAAGAACGAATGGCTGCGCCGCTATTCAATCCTTCCGGCTTCTGAGAAGTCGCCTGCATCGCAGATACGCCAGTCTGCTGAAATCCATACTGAATTAGCTTATCGCGCTCAGCGTAGAGTTCTGGAGCATTACAGGGGGCAACCTCATAGCTGGGCTTCGTGCCTGAATAGGTAATGATTACGCCAATCTCATTATTTTGGTGGGCTTTAACAACCTTAGAGTTCTGCTCAATGAAGATCCGTGGAACACCTACAAGGGTAATGGCCCTAGCAATCGTATAAAGAATACGGTTCAAACCCATCTGAGTGCCAAAGAGCTGGGTTGCTAAGCCCTGGCCAAAGAACCCTAAGAACGGATCCGAGTAGTTCATGAGGACAAATGGGAATTTAGGTTTGTTCCACGCTTCGTCGTAAATTATACCGCTCTGAAGAGCGAGCGTATGCCGGCCAGGTATGTATCCAGGAGCATCTGGGTCCGGACCGCTCGGAAGCTTCCACCCCTCAACGACCATGACCTGATCTGATGTAGTACGTCCAGAATCAGGGCTGTTATCAGGTACAGAATTAGGTGCGGCAGCAATAATAAGTTGAGCAGCCTTATCACTATTCGCAATAAGCTTATCGCGGTCCATAAGCTTAACTTGAATAAGGCTTTGAGGATCGCCATTAATTGAATCATTTTCATCACAATATAGATCCGTGATCATGACTCGGTCAACAGCAACCTTGTTGTCATGTCCCTCATAGATCTTGAGGCATCCAGTACCCATGACGAAACAATCCCGAAGCATTTGGACTGCTTTTTCATAGAAACGAGTCTGATAGAACTCTCCCATGATGAACTGATTCAGCCTTTGAGCAAGGTGTCGTTGTTTGTAATCGCCTCCGTCCGTTAAGAACTTCGGTTCAGGGCGATTCTGAGAAAGTCGGCTAACCAGAGTATCAGTGCAAGCCTGAATAAGATTAAAGGTAGGTCGATCATCTGGAAGGGTCTTAGTCCGATCCATTTTGCTGACATTAGAACCAGCGTAAGAATAAACAGAAAGTCCGCAATACATCCGAATGTCAACGGCACGTTGTCTAATCCTATAGGTTTGGTTGGTCTTTAAATAAGATGCAGTCCCGCAGAGCTCTTGTGCGAGCTTTACTTCATCCTCAGCCTTCCACCACTCAGCAAGAATCGAATTCGAGAGCTCGGAATTCGATTTGGTCTTCATGATGATCTTATCGACTGATGGCTTACCTTTGCTGATCTTCATTGTTTACCAATCAACTCCGGATCATTCTCTGGAACGCCGCCCATTGCGTAGTGCATGGCCTGAGCCTCGGTGAGCATTCCCGTTGGGAAATTGGCGTAGGGATCATCTTGGATCTCATCTTCCACCTGGATCGATTGTCTCTCGATAGGCAAGTCACCCAGCTTCAAGGCAATATCGCCCATTTTGAAGTCTTGAACGCCTTGTCTACGCAAGAGCTTTATAAGCTTTTCTAAGTCCTTGATATTCTGAATCAAGCGGGCCTCGGCATCCGATCTTTCTTGGCACGAGATTTCATGATCCGAGACACAATGTCGTTCCGGTCGTGGTCTTCGGCAGCGTCACCCAAGTTAGCGCCCGTATCTTCGAATTCAAGATCATCTCTAAGTGCGAGATCATCAAATTCGTTCTCTTTATCTTTAGCCATGTGTTCCGGCGTGCTCGCAGACTCGCCTGCGTCTTCATTGGCAACCATTCCGCCCTTAGAATAACCCTTAGCCATTCCCATCATGATTCTGCGGACCATAGGATGAATGGCGTCCATGTCTCCTGCGCCCTCATCTTCATCACCCATTTGGTTCATGACAGCGTGTTCAACATGAGAATCTGGGGCATCCATGTGTGCAACATGTTCGGCTAGTTCCTGCTCGAGATGCGCTTCTGGCATCAAGTCGCCATCGATCTCAGGCTTATCTTTGGACTGATAAGAGCCGATGTAACCACCTTCAGCCATGAGGTTGGGCTTCTTCATGGATTTCATCTCGCCCAAAACGCGCTCATGTTCACCCTTGGCCTGTGCATTCAATGCTGGAGACTTATCTTTCGCAGAATAACCGGCCATTGACTCGCCATAAGATTCTTTTGATTTAGGATATGGCATCCGGGGCGTGTGAACGCCTTTTTGTCCACTCTGAGCCGAATAGGTCCGAGCGTTTTGAGCGCCAGTTTTATATGATTCCCCGCCTTCAGCCATCCGATGAAACGCTTCCATTGCCCGTTCACGTTTAGACTTCATTTCTCCACCTTTCGCGAACCCAAGCGCTTTCTTTGCGTTTGATACCGCATCAGAGATCGATACATCTCCGCTATTAAATCCCTTAGTGAACTGTTTAACCTTCTCTGGATCAAGAACCGGACCCGCAGGTTGCTCACTTGATTCACCGCCGCCAGCGTAACATCCAGCCATGCAATGAACCGGGCCACCATGGGCGCACATCTCGCCACCATCAGCCTTGTGCTCTGCCTTGCGCTTCATTGCATAAGCAATGGCCAGACTTTGCTTCTGTGGCTTTCCTGCACCAATCTCGGCCTTGATGTTGTGTTCGAACGCTTTATCAGATCGACCTTTGACCAATGGCATGATTTACCCCAGGGAAACTACGGCCGAAACCGCGTTTAAAACGTTATCTTCTGCAGCCGCTGAACTCAGCGCTACCGTGAATGTATCTTGAGCAGCGGCACTAATCGGAACGTAAAAGCCATCCGATCCTGCCGTGCTTGTGAAGATTGTGGATCCATTCTGTTTAATTGTTGCGACCACCGCAGAGGGATAAGCAAGATAGTTTGGATCAGTTGGATCCGTCTGAGAAAGCCTTGGAAGCTTGATCTTGCCCTTAAGAACAAAGTTGCCAGCAACCGGCATAACAATGGTTAAGGTTTCTAATCCACTAATAGCGAAGTTCTGAGAATAGTTGCTCATTGTTCACCCACCATGATTGCTACGTTTGCTTTGATTGCGTTCAATGCTTGGTCATTCGCGAGAGAACTCGAGAACACAATCGTGATTGAATCCGATGCATTACAAAGAAGATTCGCACTGAACTGAAGCGCTGATTGAATGCCATTAAACGCAGGAGCTGTATAAACCGGCGTTCCATTTTTATTCACAACGATAGATAGAGTCGACAATACTGCAGCAAACGATGTTGGAGTATTGGTGTAGGTCGGGGGCTGAGGATATCCAGAACTTGCTGCTCCAAACCCGAGTCCTTTTGTGCTTGCTCCAAGGCCACCGCCGCCCTCAGAAAACCCGCCAAGAGTTCCGCCGCCTGCTCCTGCTCCATATCCCGATCCACTTCCCGATGCGTTGTCATTTACAGATCCCGCCAGGCCGCCACCAGAACCGCCCGCGTCAAAACCGCCAAAGGTTCCGGTCGTTACGTTTTGAAATCCCAAACCAAGAGCACCATTGCCCAAGCCCTGTTGCGCTCCGGTTGTCAGATAGCTTGGAAGAAAAGCAGGGGATGTCCCGGTTACTCCAAGTCCTTGGTCAGCTCCAGATCCACCGCCTGCGCCTTCTTGAACCGCTTGCGGCACCGTGATTTGGCAGCTCACCATGAAGGGAACATTCACTACCGACAGTCCGGTCGGAGGAAGCGTAAGAGGAACCGTGAACGTCAATGTCCCCAGTCCGGTTTGAACGTAATTAGTCGCTAGCTGTAACGTGCCGTTAGTAGCCATTAAATGTGCTCGCCTTCTTCGTGGGGTTCAGAGTCCATAAGTTCAAATGCTGATCTAAAGATAGAGGCTGCGCCGCTATAATCCTTAGCGTTTAAAGCAGAGTGAAGCTCCTGCATGGCGCCCTCGAGAGAATCGACAACATCGTCGTCTTTGTCCTCTTCGTCATCGGACTTACGCTCGATTTTATCCAGCTCTGGCTTTGCTGACATGCCAGCTTCTTTTTTGTCTTTTAGAAATGGAAGCATTGATTCTCCTGCTATCTACAGGAGTCGCAATTGGTGCTAATGAATGGCTGGCCTGGATGGATTCGAACCACCGACAACACGGTTAACAGCCGCGGACTCTACCACTGAGCTACAGGCCAACACTATTGCTTGAACTTCCTACGCATCTTAGCCCAGAAGGCCTTGGTATTGATAGTTGGTTTCCCATTTTTCAACACCCAGCCCAAATCAGGGTCCCAGATATTGAGATCATCAGACTTAGGCGCTTCGGCCTCTTTGTCTGTGCTGCATCTTATGCTTTGTTTATGATGCCTTTGAGGAATACCTTTTTTGCCCACACTCACCACTCCATTGGTTCGTCTTGAAACGGTGGCATCTCCGGCCATCCGCCTTGCTCTTGCTCTTGTTGCTTCTTGAAGTGCTCGATTGCCTTATCAAAATGGTTTTCATTAATCTTTTTGTACCACTCAGCGGATCCGCGAACTATTTTAACCTGTGCGGGCTCACTGAGCGTTGGCCTGCTCATCAAGGCATAGCGCGTTTCATCATACGCATCATCACCCGATAGAGGATCTCCCTCGGTTGCATCAACCTTGAGCACATCCTCAACCCTATCTGGATCATGAATCATCCGAGATAGCGCGTCAAACGTGATGGGGCATGTATCAAAGATAAAGAACCGAGGCTTACCGCTGGGCTTACCTTGCCATGCTAAGTAATCGCGAAGCTGTGCAGCTCCTTGGATCCGGTCTATTACCGCTGGGACAAGGTTAATACCATGCGTTCTAAACTGTTCTGCCACTGTTGGAGGTTGTCGGTCATCTCTGAGTGTGCTTTTTTGAGTCCAACAATCTCGACCAGCAACAATCGGATAGAGCGATGCTGTGTCTGGGTAAGTGTTAAGCTTTTGCGCGAACTCATCAACTCGCTTTCCTGCTTTGACAAGCTCTCTATACTTGTAAGTGTTTCCATCTTCATCCGTTGCGTACCATCCAAAAGCTGCTGGATGATTGAATCCATAGTCATAGGCTCCGAAACGGTTCCAGTGACTGGGGATGTTGAAGGGTTTGATGAAATGCTTTTCTTTCGAGATCTCTTGGAAGAATTGCCCTGCGAAGATGTTCCAGTCTCCATATCTATATGCCTTTCTTAGTGCTTCATTGGGTTCTGATTCGAGTCTGGCAACGTAGTTAGGGTCCGCCGCCATAAGCGCAATGTTGTCATCAACCAAAGCCTGTACAAACGCGTAATCCGACGGATTCTCTCGCTCATTGAAACGCCGTTCAACGAACAAACGCTTAAGCCACCCATGCCCAATTCCCCCAGGGTTACCTGTAAGCATCGATCTTGGGACCATGCCGACCTTGCTTGAGCGATTGGAACCCAGAAGCCTCCGAAACATAGGCTCCGGCCACTGGCCAGCTTCATCAATTGCCAAGTCATGGAACTCTCGGCCCTGATAAAGATCCACATCCGTTTCATTATTACAGTGACAAAACTGAAGGGTTGAACCATTTGGGAGTGTTAACAGCTTTTTCGCTTCCTTCCAATATTCTCTTAAAGCAGGAAAAGCTTGGAATAGCGGTCTAATATGATTGCCTTCAAGCTCAGGATACGTCCGCCTAAAGATGGCTCCAGTGCTTCCAGCATGTTCAAAGCGTCGTAGCAGCATAATAAGCTGTAAGCCCTTACTCTTACCTCCGCCCTTAGCTCCCCCATAGAACGTAATCGGCGTGGCTTCGATCGCCTTGAGGAACGCCTTTTGTTTTGGTTGGAGCGCGATTCGGAGTTCAATCATCCCTCTTCCTTGTTGAGATAGTCCTCTACAATCACTTTAATGCCCATCTCGCCAGTCACCTCTATCGCCTGCTTGGCCGAATAGAGATACTTCGAAGCTTCCTTGGCCATCTGAGCTCGCTCTTTCATGGGAATGTTGAGCTCTTCAACCTCAATCCCATTCATCGTGTAGGTGATCTTGGTTGCGCCGTCGAAACCAAAGAACTTCCAATCTCCTACAGCAATCCTCATCATGATTTCGAAGGGCTCCACATCAAACTTGTGTGCGATCTCTTCCACCTGAAACGTGTGTTTGTTTTTTGCACCTTTTGGTCTACCCATATTTGTCCAGTATTCTAACGCCCCTTGTCTACGTCAAGAACGGTGCATCAGAACTTTCTTGGGCTTGTTCGCCCTTTCTCTTCTCTTCCTGAGGTTGCGATGTTGATTGCTTCTTGCCGTGCGTTAAGGGCCATCTGAGCTGCGGCCGTTTGGGCGATCTGCGTTACAGGAAGCGGATGGGGTTGCTGTTGAAGTACTTGTGCTTGTTCAATTGGAACTCCTTGTTGAGCCATCTCATCCAAGATCCGTTGCGTGCTTGGGCTCTGTGCATTCCTTGGCGGTCTTGGTTGCCATTGCGGTTGCGCAATCGTGGGTTGATGGGCAAGAGTCTCAATCTCTTTAATGCGGCCAGTTATCGCTTCTTTCGTTGCCTTGGGAAGCTTATGGTTGAGTAATAGGTCTAACAAGAATGAGAGTTCGGTCATTTGCGTTTAAGCCAGTTCTTTAGTTCTAGAAAGTGTCCATGGGTCCAAAAGGTCTTATCGCTTGGCTTCGGAAGAGGTGGGGCGGTTATCACCATGGGCTGTGTCTCATATGCTTTTGGCTTTGAAACTCTTTTAAGTTCCTCTTCACTAAGAACAGCAGGTGGACTGCATAAGTATGCATTAACCGCATTTTCTTTAGCCTCTTCGCCAGCCGCAGACTTTTCGCTCTGGCCGGTCGAGTTCTTGGGCCTTCTGCGTGTTGCCTCAACATGAGAAACCTCCTCAATGGTGACTGGGCGTTCGCCAACATCAATCGTTCCGTCTGGATTCTCGATTTGACAATCCACCAGCGGCCTAAGCCAGTGTTTTTCATCGTCTTCTTTTGGTCTGGCTAGGATGGCTTGGGTTGACGGTTGCTGAGCGGTAGGATCGATACCATGGCGTTGCTTGCGAATCTCGGCGAGCCTTTTGTTCTCTTCTCGTTGGGCTGCGGACAGAGCCAGCTGCTTTGCCATGAAGTGGGCATAGTTGGCTGACTCCGCATCTCTTGCGGCCAGAACCTTGGCATTCATGGTCCCGATCTTTGTGTCGTAATCGGGCAGGATATCAACGAGATCGCGGGCCATTAGTTGTGGGTCTTTCCCGGGCCGCTAGAAAACACATGATCTTGTGGGGTTGTGACCTGCGCCTTGATCGGACCTCTGAGGGCTGCTGGACGCTTCTCTTCTTTTGGGTCGGTCCAGGGCTCATAGGCGGCGACATTCGTGCTGGGGATGTATTGGGTCTTGCCGTTATAGGTCACGATAAGCTCTTTCTCGACGCGGTCGTAAGAGATCTCCATTCCGCTTTTATTAAACAACTTTTCCCCGTGGTTTTTACCGCCCAGAAACAAGGGGTGATGAAGCATTGCGTAAGCTACTTTAATCATAGAATCTCCTATTTAAATGGATCAAACCTAACGTCCGGAAACTTGTTATTCCAAATAATCATTCCAGCTCTTGTGATGTGGGTTATGTATTTGAATGCAAATGGAACCAATGATTTACCTATTCCGTGCCTTCTCTCATCTTTTTGAACCCACACATAATGGAGTATGTTCGTCTCTGACACGGAGAAGCCCAAGCAAGTATCCATATCGTCCGTCAACATAGCAAAACGGACAATGCATTGGGGTCTTTTAAGAAGCGCTTTGATATAAATCTGATAGGCATCAAAATAAGAAGTACTATCGATCAATCTGAATATGTCATTACCAAACCTGAGAGTTCTCATCCACTTAGCCAGCACCATATTTCTGTGCTCTTCGGATAGGTTTTTGCCTAAGTAAGGAATTATGGAATAGGTGGCTTTTTCTTCCAGCGGTATTTCAGCTGTTCCTGCGTCCAAGTCTTAATTCCCCACCTATCCTCGTATTTCCTAATAATCAGCCTAACGGTCCGGCGATAACGCTTCATTCCGAGATTCTCAAGGGCCATGCAGATCTCGACAATCTTAGTCCCCTCTGCCTTTAAAACCATCACAACTCTGTCTACTGAGCAATCAAAACAGGCGGTGTGTAGGGCTCGGTTAAGTTCTCGAAAATACAGCTCTTTTGCTTCTCGCCTTACCGGATCCATTTGCCGGTAAACATTGGATGAGTTTTGCTTGAGTGCCCTATCTTCTCCTAAGCACTTCTCTATGTCGGGTAGCCCAAGATCCTCTAAGATCTGCTCCCACTCTTTGGCTAATTCCCTAAACTCGTCCGTTTGATAATACTTCTTTTGCATCAGTGACACCCGTCGGTAGGGCCGTCACTTCGGCAGGTTTTGTTTGTTCAGCTTCCATTCGTGCTTTAGCGATGTCTCGGATCTCGCGTCTCATCGTATCCGCCACTTGATTGACAGCAAACTTCCGAAGGCACTTAATGAAATAAAGATCAGTTTCGCAATCAACAGTGGGACCAAGATGGAGTAGCTGATCTGCAAGAACGAACTTAATGCTTTCGTGGGTCGCACCAGGAATGCATGCGCCCGAGATAATCCGATCAGACCACGTTTCGAATTCGGTTCGTCCGAGCGGAAGTGGTCTTTTTTCATTCAATTGCTCTTTAATAACGCTTGCTGGGGTCCGCTCTGTATTGCGGCCCATGACGTAGCTCAAAAATCTCCAGAATGTTTTCATGCGCCTGTCGGTCCTTCCTCAGCTTGAATATCTAGTTTCGGTGCGGCGGGCTCAACTGGAAGCTTTGCTGCTTCTTGTCTCAGATTTACCATTGCCCGAACGCGCTGTTCTTGGCTTTTAAAAATCTTTTCGACATGTTCTTGAGCTTCCTCGATCATACAGGCTTCATGGCCATACATAACCGCGTGTTGGTTGTACTCCTGATTGATCTCTTCTTTAGTCCTTTGTTTTGGAATGAAACCGAGTGTCTTTGTCATTTGATCTCCCGAACGACTTGCTTTTTTTTCAAAGTCTGACAGACTTTTTTTTGACGTCAACAATAATCCTTAAGGAGGATAAATTTATGGCATGGGTAATCGCGCATCAGTCGATGCTTTTGATGGTTGCTTTGAGTGTTTCCGAAGTTCTGGCTATTGCGGTCCCGGCTTCGGGCGGTATCGTGAAGTCCGTGATCAATATCTTGAAGCTTCTCGGCGCTAAAGATCAAGACGGTAATTAATTATGTCACTCTCGGCCATCATTACGTTGATTACTGGAGCGCTTCAGTTCCCGGATGCCGTAACAAAGTTGATCCAGACTTTGAGACAAACACCGGAAGAACAGCAGGCCGCTCTTGTGGCTTCTATGATGGCCGAGGCTGAAAACTTTAGGAAGACGGGCAGGCCTACATGGAATTGACCAAACACTTTGCCGCCGGCATAGGCATAGGTCTTTGTTTGGCTGCATGTGCTGGCGCTTCATTTCCCTATCACTACTATGGCGTAGACCTGTCAGATTCTCTCTTGAGGGGTCCGAGCGCTGCCGACGACTTGAGTCTATCCGCAACGT